GCTTTTAGTTTTATGATCTGGTGTTTTTTTTGGCTTATTAAATCCTGATAAACCAAACCTTTTTAATCTTGGATCTTTATAACTCATCTTTTACCACCTAATGCACTAAAACCAAAATATGCCCCTACTAAGCCACACATACTAATATACTGTGTCATTAATATGCTTTCTGCGCTTTCTAAACGCTGTGGAGCAATCAAAGTAACAATTGTTGTTATTCCCATCAAAATAATCAAAACCCATGCCATACGCCTTTTATTTACCTGATAAGCAAGTTTATCTGGAATTAGATCATCTTTATCATTATCCATTTTGTCTTTCACCTGTTCGCATCTGTTCAGCCAACTCTTTCGCGCGATTTTTTACCTGTTTTGCCCAACGCGAATCTAACATATTTGCGGATGCCATTTTAAAATTCTTATCTTCAAGATCAGATATTAAACCTTTAAATTTTTTAAAAGTTGGGAAGCCTAAATTAAATACCATATTGATTAAACAATCTTTCCTGACTTCATCTAGCTCATTAAACCAGTAAAAAGTTTCTAATTCTTTTCTAGATCTATCAATGTCAGTTTTAAGCATAAACCTTGCTTCATCTTCTGTTATGCCATTGTCCTGAACATTTCTTCCCACGCCAATTGTTATTTTTGGTGGTTTGCCACTGCATTTATATAAATGAAGTTCTAAACCCTCATGTCTGATTAATTGATCTGCTAAACTTTCCATTTTAGTTTCTTCCTGTATTTTCTTTTATGAATAATTTTTAAACTTTCTTTTAAAGTTTCTTCTTCAATATTTTTATTTTCAAAAACCCTTAAAGTTTTACGAATGGTGCGCCCTGTTAAATGTTCAACAGGTAAATAAAAACAACGCCTTTCATACAAGCTGACTAAGGCGCATAAATCATAATCATTAATGTCAGGCTGTCTTTTTGTGCCACCTATTCCTAATTGAAACTGGTGATGTAAATAACCTTTAGTTTTTCGTAGCAATGCACCTTTTACCTGCACCCTGTAAAAATGTTCATCTTTAAATGCAAAAATATCGATGCCATCTTGCTGACAAAATGATGTTGAAAAACCTTGTTCTTCCAAACTTGCGCCTGCAATGTATTCTGCAATCCGCCCATTTTTTGTATTGCTAATCACATTATGCTTATTACTATTATAACCGCTAATCCGCCTACAGCGATCACAGAGCCTAAGATAATACTAATGACCATGAAAGTATCTTGAAACTCCTCTTTGCGCTTCATACGCTGTCTTAAAAGCTCTTTTTCCTGCTCTTTAGCTTGCTGTATTCTTTTAGATCTTTCAGCGATAATGCCTGCCCAAGTTCCATGACCAAACCTCATGTCAATTAATGTTGATATTTCCTGTATTTGTTCCTGCGCAAGTTTTGCATCAATAATTTCCTGCGCTACAGATTCAACACCTAGCTGTTTAGATATTGAATGGCGGTTGCTTTTTCTATTTCTGTCTTTCTGGACTTGTTTTTCGCCTGCAAACAGATCATCAATTTGTTTAGCAATTTGACCTATGTCATTGGCAGTATTAATATTTGACTTTATAAAATCAACGCTTGCTTTAACAAGACTAATGCCTGTAAGAACTTCTGCTACAACCATTACTTTTCATTAAGTCGGTCTAACTTATCCTCTAATCTATGGAGATATTCTAAAACTCTATCCATTTGTTCTTTAACTTCAGAACGGCTTGCAAAATCTTCTCTAGTCCTATTTAGCAATATATCAATTCGCTTTACATCATCCGCCTGACTTTTCCAGAGATAGCCAATAACACAAATTAGAATGCCAATAATAGCATCTACAAAAATACCAAAATCCATAGTTAATTACCCTCTCTCTTTCTTGGAATGCAAAGCGCATTGATGTAACTGCTTCCTGCAATTACCTGCACATTATTTTGTTTTGAAATTTTAGTTGCGTATTCTATGCAAGTGTCTAGATCTGAAAATGCTATTTCTGATACCTGTTGATTATTAATAAAAACCAACAGCACCCAAAATAGTTTCATTAATTCTGATAAGTGGTCAACATAAAGTTATTGCCTGCATTAGAACCAAGAGTAAAACCATCAGCATTACAGTTTGTTCTTACCATTCCTAGTATAACATCACCACCGCCACCGCCTGCTGTCGTTGTAGATCCTGTTATTGTAATGTCTGTATTGGCAGTAAAAGTAGGAGTATGCGCTTGTAGAGTATTAAAACTTTGTGAGTTGTTAGAAATACCACCAGAAGCAACACCACTGCCACTTATAGTTGCAACACTTGAACCGCCCCCATTACCTTGACTCATAAAAGCGCAATAGTATTCACCTGTTTTGTTAACTCTAAAAGTTATTGACCATGAAGCAGTTCCGCCTGCTAAACCCCAACGTACTGCATATAAAATTTGCCCTGAGTTAGCTGTGCCTGCCATATTAGCATAGTTATAATTATAGCCAGATTGATACCATTGATGCCCACTGTTTTTTACACCAACCCACGCTCTTGCACCATTGTCACCGCTTTGAGAGTTTACTGTAAAGTTTGATGCAGTTGGTGCTACCAGTTTTTGTGCGCCATAAAAATCATTTAATGCAATTGGTTGTCCGCTAGTGTCTATTGCAGAATTAGCATTAGATGCAGAAGTTGTTTGTGTACCAGAATTGTAACTAGAAGGATTTGGAACTAATGAACCGCCCTTGTATAAATCATTTAAAGATATTGAGCCAGTGTCACCATAAAAATCTCTAATTTGTTCTAAGGTAATTGTGCTACTAGTTGGGAGCTGAGTCATAACAATCACAACTTTGTTTTAATATTTCTACTTCTTTTTTTAGATCTTTAATTGCTTCAATAAGAACGCCAACTAAATTTCCATAAGCAACTGATTTATATTCACCATCCTCTACAACTTCTGGTATTACTTTTTCTACTTCCTGCGCAATAACGCCCATGCCTTTTTCTGCACTTTTTGTATAAGTAACACCTCTTAAATTCATTACTTTATCTAAAGCATTTTCTATTGTTTCTACGTCTGTTTTTAATCTTTCATCTGAAAAAGCTGTAATATTACCAGAAGCAGTTATGGTTGTAGAAGCAGTTATTGCACCAGTAACAGCAAGCGTTGAACCATCATAAGTTAAAGTAGATTCAGCTTCTAATGTATCAGCAGTGTCACTGCCTGTTATAATTCTGTTATTAGTATTATTGTTAATAGTTGTTAAAGTAACTGTTCCAAAAGATAATGCACCAGATCCATTTGTTTTTATAAATTGATTGGCACTGCCATCAGAAGTTGGATAAGTTAAACCGCCAATTGTAGCATTTGTTATTGTTGCACTTGTCATAACTGGTGATGTTAAGGTGCTTGCTCCAGTATCCATATTTTTTAACAATGCACCTAACGCCCTAAGAGCATTATTAATATTTGATGGCGCAGTACCTTCACCTATATCAACACCATTGATATCTGTATTAGATCCTGCGGTAGCTGAAAAACCTGCTATTGTTGAAATTGTCATTTATTTGCTCCTTAATATATTTGCAACATATTTTTATTTTTGAATGTGTGTTGTAAAGGCGTATCAACAAATGTATCTAGCAAACCCCCATCACCTCTTTCAATAGGGTAATCTATCAATCCTCTATTAATTTGTTCAAAAGGATATTTAGTTTTTTTAAATGGACTTTCTACAGTTGTTAATCTTGGGTCATTTCCCATTCTTGCAGTAATTGCTCTTGCTTCAACTTCACCTAAAGAATCTTTGTAAACATCAAAAAGCAATCCTTTTGCTCCTGCTTTTTCGTAAATATCAACCTTGTTTAACAAGTCACCTGCTTTTTTATCTTTTTTTATAGCTTCGTTAAAATTTTGATATCCTACAATTTTAGGGTTTGCTTTTCTTTCTAGTTTTTTTATTTGGGATTGAATTTGCTTTCTATCTTTATAATTTGATAAAGTTTGTTCAACATTTTTTGGTCTGTATAAATCAGGAATTTTACCATATTTTTCTTCAAATTCTAAGTTGTATTTTTTAAGATTTTGATCATGGATGTATTGGAACGCTTTGTTCATCCATCTATCTCTTTCAACACTTTTTCGTTTAGGGAATTTTCCTAATTTGTTAATAATTTCGCTACCATATTCGTACCAATCAGATTGATTAAACAACAATCTTGGTTGCAGACCATAATCTCTTGTTGCAAGGTCTTTAAGTTTTGCAAGATAATCAGCTTGATATAAAGGTGTTAGTTGTTTTTTAATTTGTTTATAATCTAAATAATCATCTGTATTATTGGACTGAATATCACTTAAAAAACTTTTATGTTTTTTTAACGTATGTTTTATTGCATTAACACTTGTATTTGTTCCACTAGCAAATCCTTCTTTATCTTGAATCCAGTGTTGAATTTCATGTAGTAAAGTCTTTTTAATTTCATTATTATTAACGGCATATTTTTCACCTGTTGACGATGCTTTTACAATTTCTTGACCTTTTTCGTTTTTACCCATTTTATAATAAAAGTAAGGTGTATTTATAGAAATAGTTTTTCTTGAAGGGTCATACATTCCTTTATGACTAGCATTAACATCATTGTAAAAATCTACTTTTATATCTTTTGCATCTGGGTAGGCTTTATAAAGTTCATCATGTTTTAAAATATTTTTTAAAGGTTGTTGTGCAATTTTATAATTAATATCATCAGCAAGAACAGTGCTTTCAAAAGCCATATCTTTAACTGTTTTTAAATTAAGCACAGATTTTTCATCAGGGATTTCAAACCTAATTTTTTCATCTGGGAGTTGAAATAACCCAACCCCATATTTTTCATTTGTTTTATCAAAAAATTCTTTTTGATTTGTGTAACCTCGCCAATCTTTACTTTCTTCTAATAAACCTTGCACTTCTTTTTGTTTTTCCAACGTATCTTTTGTTAATGAAAGTCTTAAATTATCCGATTTATCCATTAGTAGTTTTATTTCGCTAGATGGTTTTGCAATTTGATTTAAAGGCTTATCAACGTCAGACCATATTTTATAATCATCAATAATTTGTTGCTCAGTTTTTATTAAATCATCTACTTTGTCTAAATTTTTTAAATTAGGCGGATAAGTTTTTGCTCTACTACCTGCGAACATCCCAATTGAATTTTTTGGTGTTCCTAACAAACCAGAACCTGTATAAGCTGTTCCGCCTGCAAAAAGTCCTAAATTATTTATTTCATCAATTGCCTGCGAACTTAGTTTGCCATCAACTGGCACAAACTTATTACTTACTGGTCTATTTTGATTAAAAATAAAATTTGTTAATGGAATAGTGCCTTCATCAATAGTGCCACCTGCCATTTTTCCAGATTCAAGCAAACCGCCACCTAAATCTCCTAATCTAGATAACATATTAGGCAATGCTAAACTAAGGAAGCCTAAAGACGATGAATAAGGC